GATCGGCCGGCGTCGCGGTCGTGTTCGAGTTGAAAGCGCCGCCCATCACGAGCGGATGATTGGTCGCGCACAGCGCCACCCCATCGCCGCCCGTGAAAGACGGGCTGAAGGCGTTGTTCAAGACCGCTGCGCCTTTGACCTGCTTCGTGTGCGCCATCGAGCGCGCCAAGGCTTTCGTATAGCGCGAGCTCAGGCTGTCATACAGATTATCTTCAAAGGCCTCCTCCGTAATCGAGAAGCCGATCGAGATCGTCTCATGCGTGTAGCGCGCGGTGTAGGTCTCCTGCGCCTCGTCGTAGTGGGTAGCCTCGCCCTCGGTCTTCACCGGCGCCGGCCCGAAGCCCGTGACCTTGGTTTCTTCCTCGAAGGAGCGCTCGCTCGATTCGACAGTGAAGATCTCCTTGTGCTCTTCGGCGTATCTTTTGTATTCGAGTCCGAACAGGGCATTGAGGCCCGGCACTAGCTCCTTCATTAATTGCGCTCGTGAGATTGCCATGTTGGTTCCTCCTTATTGCCCCAGCGCCTGCAGGAAGCGGTGCACGCCGAAGTTCCAGGTGACCAGGACATCCGTGAAGGGATCCCCCGGCATCGAGCTCGCGCCCGGCGAGGGCGCAGCGTTGTAGACGAAGTCGTAGATGCGCAGCGCCAGCGTATTGGTGGCACCCACCGAAGCGGAATCGAGTGCTACCGTGCTGTTGCCGACCTGCGTCGTGCCCGAAGAGAACGGGCCGACAATACCTGCGTTCATGCCAATGGCCGTGGCGGCCACCGAGCCGTTGGCCTGAATTTGCATGATCAGGTGCGGGTAATCGCAGATCTTAAGCTTGACCTTGGTCGCGCCCGAGCCGATGCCGTTGGCCGGGAAATATTGCGAGTTGACGAATCCGCGAATGGGATCGATCCACTCCGCGCCCATGAAAATACCGATGGGCGAGTTGGCGCCGGCGGTGGTGGTGGGCGAGGCGGTGAGGGGCACCGGCTGGCCCCCAATCAGGCCGACCGGATCGCCGAAGAAAAAGCCCGCGACCTGGTTGGCGGTCAAGGGATAGGTATGCATGCCGCCCGAAAACGGCAGGTCCCCCATCAGCTTGACCACGCGCAGGCCGTACGGGCCAGCAACTTGGGACATTTGCGCTCCTCTTGAGGATTGTGGTCGCGAGCTCTAGCCGCGCGGTTCGCGTCGCGCTTCCGGGCCGAAACCTACCCTGCTCTCATGGGACCGAACCATGGTGCGCATGCGCGGATCCACCTCGCGGTCGAGCTGGTCGTTGACTGCCTTGACCTGCCGCTGCGTCATCTCGGCATAGTAGGCATCGCGCTGGGACATGTGGGCCGTGGATGCGGCGCACAGCAACAAGCCGCCCACCTCGACTCCGTCTGGATACCGGGAGTTTCGGTCGGGCTGGATTTCGAGTTCGGGATAGTCCGCGGCGCGAACCGGAGACCAGCCCTCCTGGAAGCTGTTGCTCACGTTGAGCGGATCCGGCGTTCCCGCGGCGGACACGCGCACCCAGCGATACCGCAGACCGGGACGCTGGTGCGGGTCGGGTAGGGATGTAGGAGGCCGCCATGGCCGCACGCGCATCTCAGCCTCGCGAGTGTCTTGCTCGCGCGGGGTCCGATCGTTTGCGTTGCTCATTGCACCCTCCCTCCTGCCTGCTCCTGCTCATCCAAAATCATCTGCTTCGCGTACTGCTCGGCGGTCAACCCCAGACGTTGGGCCAGGCGGACTTGGGACTCCGTCAGGTGGACGGTCCTCTTGCCGGCTGCCGAGGTTGGGGCTGCGCCGTTGGCACGCGTGCCGCCCGTGACCGCCACGGGACGGGCGCGGCTCTCGGTCTGCCGCGCGAACTTCTCGGGATACTGCTGACGTAACTTGTCTTCAATGGTGCGCCAATAAAGATCCGGGTTCGCCTCTTCCGTGATCCCGTCCAGCACCAGGTGCTGATGCTGGCGCACCGCAAACTGCGTCATCTCGGCGTCCTGGCCAAACCAGGGATTCTGCGCCACCCAGGACCGCGTGCGCTCACTCATGGGGCGCTGCGACGGAGCCGGAGCCGGAGCCTCGGCAGGCGCTGGGGCTGCGTTTCCAGGGGCTGCGGGGCTCCCGACCGCCGGCTTCAGCAGACGCAGCCGGTCCACCTCGGAGACGGCTCGCGCCACGTTCTCATTGGCGTCCACGATCAAATCGGAGTCCTGCGAGGCCCAGGCCTGCTTGGCCTTGATGCGCGCCTTCTCGAGCTCCGACTCGGCGCGCGCCGTGGCCTGATCGATCAGCGCCGTCTCGGAACGGGTGACGTTCTGGCGCAGCTGCTGATTCTCGCGGTACAACTGCTCGGCCAGATTGCTTGCAGTCGAGGCGTCGCGCGACCACTGCTCGGCGCGCCGGCGCTGCTCCTGGTAGGCCACACGCAGGCCCTTGATCCGCTTCTGGGCGTCCTGCTGATACTTGGCGATCTCGTCTTCCGGGATCTCGGTGTGCTTGGCCAGCTCCTCATCGCTGGGCGCCGGCCGGCCGCTGCGGGGCGCCTCCACCTCGACCGCGAGATCCTCGGCGGCGGCCTGCGCTTCCGGCTGCGGCGATGCGGGAGTCTCGGGGGGCTCTTCGTCCGGCATTACACCCTCTCCACTTCCGTGGGATCGTTGTCGCGGAGGACAGCCTCCACGGTGTCATCGTTGATGAGCCGATACTCATAGGGGCAGCCCGCGCGCTTGAAGCGCGTGCCCGAGTAGGCGCGCATCATGATAAAGTCGCCCGGTTTACACCAGGCCCCCTGCGGAAAGCGCTCCGCGTCCTGGTAGGCGGTCGGACCGAGCGAAATCACCTGCGCCACCAGACTGGCCGTTTCTTCCAGCGCCCGCCTCTCATCAGGCTGGTAAAGACCGTTGCGCAGCTGGCTGTCCAACTTCGGAATGCACACCAGAATGCGGTATCCAGTGGGCTCGAGCACGCCGCGGATCTCCTCGGCCGCCGGCAGGAACACCTCGGCCAGAGTCTTCGCTGCGGGCTGCGGGAGTGCGCTCACTCCTCGTCCCTGCCCGTATGCTGACGGGCGTCCACTAATACCTGCATGGCAAAATGTATACCACAGATCTGGCCGCAGAGATACTTGTAGGACGCCCAGTCCTCGGCATTCCCCTTGAGCACCTCGGCCTGGAGCGTCTCCAGATGACGCTCCAGCTCCCTGGTCACGTAGTATTCGAAGTTGTCAGCCGCCAAATTCCACCATGATGGTGCGGCCCCCGTTCTTCATCGGCTTGGCCTGTTTATCGTGCCCGTAGGCATTGGTACGCACCTTTTTGCGGAACTCGTCCAGCCGACGCGCCCCCGCGTCGGTCGAGCCATCCCCGAGTGCGGCTACCGTGGGAGCGTCGATCACGTATTCTCCATCGGAGAGCAGCACCGGCCGGCCGGAGGGCGTGGTCCCCTCGATCTCGTCGGACTGCCCGCTGCCCGGGCCGCGCAGCAAGCCCCCGCCGGCCTGCGCAGCCAGCGGCGGTCCCTCTTCCTCCCCTGACTCGGCCGGCGGGGGGCCCTGATCCGGGGCGCCCTGATCCGCCGTCGCCAGGTCTGGCTCCTCAGATCCCTCGGGTCCCGCGGGATCCTCCTCATCGCCCTCTTCCTCTTCGTCGTCGCCGCGCTGCTTCATCAAGGAGGCCAGCTCGGCCAAGGCCTGCTCGCCGAAAGTATCGACGAACCGCTTGATGGCAACTTCCGGGTCCGGGTGCCGGCCCTCCAGCGCCAGCATGGCCTCGATCACGATTTGCCGCTCCTGGTCCGCGGCCGGCCCCGCATCCTGGTCGTCGCCCGCCATCAATTCAGCGATGTCCGCACCTTTCTCGTCAGCCCCGTCATCCGGGGTTCCCTCGTCGGGTGCCCCCTCATCGGGCGCCGCGCCCCCTTCGGCATAGGGGAACATGGCCGTAGATCCCGGGAAAGCACGGAACTCGGGGTTGGAGTAACGGCTCGCCAGCGCCCGCTGCGCGGCGATGACCTGGCGCGCGAAAGGGTCGGGATTGTACTTGTTGCCGGCACGCGCAGCATAGAGCTGGTTCACCGGATCGCCGCCGTACTGCAAATGAATGGTGGGCGCAAGGCGCGGCAGGAGGCGGCGCCGGCCGAGCGCGCCCACGCTGCCCAGGCCGGTCATGCTATCCCGCCGCAGGTGGGAGAGACTGGGAGGCTTGGCCGCCAGCTTGGCGCTCATGCGGTCCCGCATCCGGTCTTCTATGCTTTGCAAGGGGCTCGAAATTGTCGAAATCGAAAGTCTCATATTATGCGTCCGCCTTTTTCACCACTGTCACGAAATACTGCCCCGGCGTGCCGCCGGGGACCTGGGTCAGATACAAAGTACCGGTGGGCAGCAGGGAAGTGTCCGGGTAGGCGCCCGCCGTGCTCGCGGCCACAATGGGCATATCGGTCGAAATGAAACGCGCCGCGATCATCTCGCCCTGCGCCTCGCGCTGGATCATGTAGCGGTTAACGGCCTCGACCAGCTGCGCGATGTAGTCCTGATCGTACTGCGGGGGCGGCTGCGGCAAAGTCTGTTTGACGACGCGGGCCATTATCGCTTCCCATCCGGCTGCATGTCGGTGCGCAGCGTGCCCAGGCGCCAGCCGACGCCCAGGTCCGTGCTCTCGACCCGGATCGAGATCTGCCTGTCCCGCACCCTGATGTATTGCTCCGGGCTGTACGGCGTGACTTCGATGCGCGCCGCAACCTGCTTGGGCGCATGCGGATTGGGCCGCGTCAGCACGCTGATGCCGACCGACTGGCGCTCCGCATCGCCGCGGAAAAATACGTCGGGGATCAGGCGCGAGATGAATAAATAATGATCGCCGCCGCCGTTATCCAGGTCGGCCGACTCGATATAGGCGGGCAGCGGCTGCTGGTTATCGTCGGTCCCATACTCGTGATAGTAGAGCAGCCCGTTCTTTCTGTCGGTGGCCACCGGGTAGCTGGCACGGCCCAGGTCGAGCCACGCCGTGCGCTCGATCGTCCCCATCGACCAGACCTGATCCACGTAGTTGTACATGACATACCGGTCGTTCTCCAGCGACGCGGCGCTCGGGTAATACCAAACGACCTCAGAGAAAGCGTGATTGTGCCCGGCGTAGACTTTGTACCCCTGCAGATAATTCATGTCATTGAAGACATAGTCCTTCACCGCGCAGGGCAGCTCCTGCACCTGCCCCGTATAGGCGTAGAAGATTCCGCGGTCCATCCAGTAGACGACGTTGCCCGCATTAATCGCGGCATTCGGGCCGATAATCGAGAGACCCTCGGCAACCGTGTCGAAGCCAAAGACGTACGGCGTACCGATATACTTCTGGCTCCACAGCCCGAGGTCGGTCCAGATCAGAATCTCCTGGCGTGTGCGCATGCCGCAGATGATGAAACTCCCGGCCGAGAGGCGCTGGCTGCCCGCGGAATTGGTGCGCAGCGGATCCCAGGTGTAGGCGTCCTCTTCACTCGCCCACCGCACCAGGAGCAGGTCCGGCTGCGTGATCCCGGTCTCCGGCCAGTCGCAGCCCATCGCAACCAGATGCCGGTCGTTGGGAGAGACCAACGTCTGCCGCGCCGTGGTCGGCACCTGATTCGGCGTGTATGTCACCCCGCCAACGGTCACAGCCTGACTTAGCGGCAGCGCGCGCCCGGTCAAGCCGGTGTCATGGTGCCAATAATAGATGCCGCCGCCGCGAATGTTGGCCACCAAGTCCTGGCCGAAATTGTCCAGATCCCACAGGCGCAACTGATTCACGGTGGGGTTGACCGGGTCGAGCTGCCGCGGGTCGAAGGGTATGCCCCAGCCCGTCGTAATGCCCGCGCCCGGCGCCGTTCCGCCCCAGGGCGGGATCCCCCAGCCCTGGCCGATTACCGCATCGTCGAGCCCCGAATAAATCAGAAAGTCAGCCTCGACCGTTCCGCCGCCGCTCACCCCGGCCACGGCATACGGCTTGGCCATCGTGATCATGATGTCATCCGCGTCCAGCACGGCCGTCACCTGATACTCGGCGTTCAGATCGCTCGGCGTATAGACATCCACGTTGGTGGTCGCGCCCGAGAACACCACATAGTCGCCGACCTTGGCCTTGTGGGCCGGGATGTGGACGTCGAGCCCGTTTGACTGCGTCGAGTCCGTAGTGAACGGGTTGCTCAGGCCGGTGAACGAGGCGCGCAGGGGCGTGATGTCGTAATAATTGTCCGACCACAAAATATAGAGATGCGAACTCGTACCCAGACCTATATACCGGTCCGATTCGAGCGAACTCCATTGATGGATATGGCGG